TTCACGAAAGATGTGATCCTTCTTTGTCTTTAGATAAAAGCCTTCCATACACCACGTATATGGTTGAGTATGACGACGGTGGTACTACGTATTACGACATCGTAAACGGTAAAAAGAAGTCTGAAATTTTTGATCATTACTGGGACAAATATGGTAAGGGATTCATTAACATGACCCAGACTGAAGGGAGGACGAATCCTAAACTTTGGATTGAACCTAAGAAAAAGTAATGGTGTATTGTAAAGCTCCGTTCACCAACATGTACTTCAATAGAGAGGGTAATGCATCCCCATGTTGGTTGACTATAGGTGATATTGGTAAATGGAAGCACGATGAAGTTTCTATCCGAGACCTATGGTTCGGAGAAGTTTACAGTGCTTGGCGAGAAACTCCTTGGCCTGAACCATGTACCAGAAATTGTAAGCAGAACTATACTGGTCATGTTCAAGGCGGTACGCTGCAGAAAGCGTATGAAGATAATAACATATATCCCTTCCCATCTATGATGGAGTTTGAGTTCACTAACCAGTGTAACTATGCTTGCATCATGTGCAATGAGATGTTGTCATCTTCTATTAGAGCAAACAAAGGAATGGATCCTTTGCCTAATGCTTATACAGATCAGTTCTTTGATCAACTAGAAGAGTTCATTCCTCACTTGGAAGTGGTGAGAATCAATGGTGGAGAACCTTTTATTCAAAAGGAAGTCTATCGTCTTCTAGACATGATAAAAGAGATAAACCCCGATATTGCTGTTGCTGTTACATCGAATGGTTCTCAGTACAATGCTAAAATTGAGGAGTATATTAAATCTATTCCAAACTTTAGACTGTCTTTATCGGTAGACTCATTGACTCCATCAATTTATGAGAAGATCCGAGTGAATGGGAACTTAGAAAGAGTTCTAAGTAACTTGCAAAAGTTTAAAGTGTATGTTGATGACTTGGGTCTTCAGGTAAATCCGATGCGGATGAACTATCATGAGATGGTCAACTATGTGGACTTTGTTAAAGAGAATGATATGACTTTAGCATTCAATACCATCAGGTATCCTAAGGACTGTTCGTTGATCTTTGATCCTGAACTGGAGAGTAAGTACAACGAACTAAAAGTTTTGGTAGACAACTATCCTGATAAGACTGGTGAATGGTATAAAGTTGACTGGTTAGTGAACGAACAAATGTCTTCCTGGATTGAGGAACGAAAAAAAGGTAACACTGGATACAATAAGTCTTGACTAAATATGACAGATGGTCTATAATAGACCTACGTTCATCCCTTAGGGGACGCAAGTAAGTCGCGGAACGGAGCGTTCATCCCATGTTTGAACTACTTCTTTACTCAGGTTTGGCTTGTGCTGATGCTGATGCTATCATGCTCAGGATTGATGCACACAAAAATCTTAATGATGCCATTAAGATTGAGCTGATTGAGACCGTAAAGGAATCAACACCTGAGTGCTATTGGGACGCAAACGACTGAAGGAACGGGAAAACGGATCCAGCGCAAGCTGAGAAGGTTAACTTTCCATTCATTCAGGTAACGACAAATGAACACACTCAATCTCATTCGCAAGCAGATCAAAAAAGCTGCTGCAGTTCACGACGCACAAGTTCTTCACACCGTTTATCGTGGTGTTGAGTACAATGTAAACTGTGCTGAGCAAAAGGATGTCCATGGCACCTTCTGCTATCGTGGTCGCACTTACACTAAGTGATAGTCATGGAAGCAGTACAAATCGCAGGGATGATTTCCCGTGGTTCCGTCGCTTTCATCGCACTTATTTACGGAGAACTACTACTTCTCCACATGAAAACTAAATAAACTGTTCTGGGGGGTGCTTGACACCCCCTTCTTTTTTCTGTATAGTAGTAAGGTTATCTTATGAGATACAAAGAATCAATCAAACTCATTAAAGAAGCACTCAAGCATTCCTGGTTGTATACTGATGAGGAATTGATCTATATGAGAAAGCAGCTTCGCATGACGAAAGAACTGCTCAAGAAGAAAAAGTCGTTCAAAAACATTGGTAATGAAAGTAAGTCTAGTAACGGTAACTCCTGACGCTGAAAAGACAATGGCATACGTTGCCAGAGTCAGCAACCCAGACAACCAGGAGAATCCTAACTACGCGAAACTTCTAGGGTATTGTATTAAGCATGGTCACTGGTCTGTCTTCGAGCAGGCACACATGACACTTGAGATTGAGACTACCAGAGGACTGGCAGCTCAAATTTTGAGGCACCGTTCGTTCACATATCAGGAATTTTCGCAGCGGTATGCCAGTGCCAGCCTGCTAAGTGATACGATTGAGTTGCCTGAACTACGTCGCCAGGATACAAAGAACCGTCAGAACTCTATTGACGACTTGGATCCTGAGATTGTAGAAAAACTCAATCGTCAGATGGTTACGCTGTTTAGTTCTGCATCTGCTCTTTACGAACAGATGCTCGGTCATGGTGTGGCAAAGGAGTGTGCTCGTTTTGTGCTTCCTTTGGCGTGTCCGACTAAATTATACATGACAGGCTCAGTAAGATCATGGTACCATTATATTGATCTGAGGACTGCTAATGGTACACAGAAAGAACACATGGATATTGCTAACGAATGTAAGCGTATCTTTACTGAACAGTTTCCTACAGTAGCAGAAGCAGCAGGATGGTAAGTCTATATCTTGGACCCAATACTCATGCATTGCCTGAGTTTGAAAAAGAAATCAAACGTATTACACCTCAAGAGATAGCAACATTCATCTGGCAGAATGAAATTGTTGCTATCTTTCAAGGTCGTTCTGAGGCAGGTCCTAGAGCACTTGGTAACCGTAGTATCTTATTCAATCCTTGCAACCCGAAGGCGAAAGATATTGTTAATCAGGTCAAGGGTAGAGAAAGTTTCCGTCCATTCGCAGCGACTGTTCTAAAAGAACATGCTCATGAATGGTTTGATATGGCAGGTATGGAGGAGTCTCCAAGCATGATGTATGCTGTGGATGCTTTGCCTTCTGTCTATGATAAGATCCCAGGTGTTCTGCATGTTGATAAGACTTGTCGCATTCAGACATTAACTGAGGAACAAAACCCTGTTTATTATGAACTCATCAAAGCATTCCAAGTCTATAGTAAAGTCCCGTTGGTCTTTAACACATCTTTTAACTTGGCTGGTGAACCGTTGGTCGAGTCACCAACTGATGCTATAGATACCTTTAACCGATGTGACATCCGTGTCCTGTGGTTTCCAGAATCTCGTAAAGCATTTGTTAAACCTAGTGTTATTGACTGATGAATGTTCTTGGTGTTAATATCTCAAACAATGGGTCTATCTGTCTCGTCAAAGATGGTAAGTTAGATCTTTATATTGAGTCTGAACGTATTACTAGAAAGAAATACGACTGCGTTATTAAAGATGCGCTACAACATATTAATGAAGATGTTGATGCTGTAGCATTAGCAGACGCTCATTGGGTAGTCCCAGAAAAGAAGATGCTGACTGCTCGTGACATCGCTACTATCAAGCGTCTTTTTCCTGAAGCAAAGAAACTAGACTATCGTGATAAGCATCATCTAACCCATGTGTCTTGTGGTTTTTATCATTCTGGGTTTGATGAGGCAGCAGTTATTGTTGTCGATAGTAATGGTTCCATGGTAGATGATGCTATGGAAACTGAAACTATTATGCACTGCAAGACTGGTCGCAGGTTTCATTGGAAAGCGGTGCATAAGAAGTATTGGAGTGAAGATGACGTTGGTATTGGCAAACTGTTTGAAGAAGTATCAACTCACTGTGGGTTCGGTCCTGATGATGCTGGTAAGGTGATGGGTCTGTCTGCTTATGGTAGTCAGATGGTTGATGTATATAATCTTACAGATCGAACACCAAAGGAAGATGCTGCATACACTGTTCAGACTATGTGGGAGCAGCGAGCAGAAGAGTTGGTGAATATCGCAGTCAAGAAAACTAAGTGTAAGAATATTGTTTTGGTGGGTGGTTGTTTTCTTAACTGTGTGGTAAACTATAAACTAGTGAAGGAGTTTCCTGAGCTAAACTTTTACGCCGAACCAATTGCACATGACGGCGGCACATCGATTGGAGCAGCATACCTTGTCCATCACAACCCCAAAATTAAAAATACTTGACGTAAGTGCAACTATTGGATGCAACCTTTCATGTAAAGGATGCAATCATTTTAGTAACTACTTTGCTCCTGGTAGTAAGTTAGATACTGACAAGTTGATTGCGGATATTCATACTATTCTTCCACGCATTGATGTGGATAGGGTATCTGTTATTGGTGGTGAACCACTTCTTAATCCACGTTGCCGCGATATTCTACACGCTTGCTTAGAACATCAAGATGTAGTATACTTATACACTAATGGTATTCTTCTCAATGAAGAGAACCGTGCATGGATTGAGGAAGATTTGAAAGACTATCCGGGGTTATTCCTACGTGTTAGTGTTCATATTCCAGAAGTCATGGATAATATTGGTAAGATGTGGTCTGATAAGATTCTTCTTACTGAACATCATGATGGTAAAGACCGTTGGTTTAACTCCATTAAACATGCTGGTGGTAAGGTATATCCTTATGCTCATAATAATATTGAGAAGAGTTATTACCATTGCTCATGTCCAAACACACAACTTTTTAAGGGGAACTTGTGGAAGTGTCCTAACTCTGCATTCCTTGAAGAGTTGTTGTATGTGACAGAACAGGGAGATGACGACTGCTGGAAACCATTCCTTGG